TTCAACCCCTGTGCAGAGCAGCCCCTAGAGTCATACGAACTATGCACACTTGTTGAGGTGCATATGAATCAGCACGAGAGCAAGGAAGACTTCCTACGCACTCTCAAGTTTGCTTACCTATATGGCAAGACTGTAACCCTATTGCCTACACATTGGATGCAGACAAATGCTATCATGCAACGCAACCGACGCATTGGCACATCACTCACAGGTCTTGCTTCCTTTGCAGATAGCAAGGGTCTCCCAACTCTACGGGAATGGCAGGATGAGGGATACAAGCGTGTGCGTGAATGCGATACACAATACTCTGAGTGGCTTTGTATCCGTGAGTCTGTGCGTGCTACAACCGTAAAGCCATCTGGTTCTGTGTCTATCCTATCAGGTGAAACACCAGGAGTCCATTGGGGGCCAGGAGGCAAGCACTTCCTAAGGGCCATTCGTTTCAGCGACCAAGACCCAATGCTACCACTATTCAAGGCGGCAGGGTATAAGGTAGAAAAAGATCTAGTATCGGCAAACACAAAGGTGGTTTACTTCCCAGTAAAGTCAAACCATGAGCGTAGCGAGAAGGATGTTTCTCTGTTTGAGAAGATTGGTCTTGCTGCGACTACACAGAAAAATTGGAGTGATAATGGAGTATCTGTCACGTTATCGTTTGATGCAGAAACAGAAAAGAAACATATCGCACCCTCGCTCCACATGTATGAGGGACAACTTAAGGCAGTTTCGTTCTTGCCTATGTCGAATAGCACCTACCCCCAACAACCGTATACACAAATAACAGAAGCAGAGTATAACAAGTATGTTGGTAAGATAAAGAAGATTGACTTTACTCCTATTTATGAGGGCGTAGAATCATTTGACGCAGAGGGCGACCGCTACTGTGCGAACGATGTGTGCGAACTACCTCAAATTACTACCGCTGATATTTCTGATACTGTTGTGGTATAATGAATATGGAGCAGAACCTCCAACGTGGTTAGGATAGGTCTCTGCGGAGTTAGCCCCCTACAGGGGGCTTTCTCTGTGGTATAATGACTTTATGGCTAGAGAAATCAATTTGTATGCTGCCCGTGTATTCGGGGAGCACCCCATTGCTACCTGGCCTATGGACGAGGTTGTAGGAACAGAGTCAGTCCAATACTTCTCTGATACAAACCCAGCCATAGTAGAAGAAGGATACACCACAGGTCTTCCCCTAGTATATGGCTCTAGTCAGTCTCTAGGTATCACAGCAGACAGCACGGGTGTTATTATCCAGATAGAGGATAGAATATGGGAACAGGTAAAGACATACTCTAATACTGGTTTTGTTGTTAACTGGCAGTTTTGGTACAACCAAAATATAACATTTCAAGACCTTTTGCAAGAAGAGAGGTTTGTTGTTGAACTGGGTCAGGCAGGCATGAAACATCCTGGCTATGGAATGTTTACCAACGGAGGAAAGTATAACTCATACACTTATGAGTTTTGGATGCGTATTAATCCACGAGTAACACAACCCCGTAAGATCTGGGGAACACTCACAACTTTGGACGGCATCTGGGTAAACGACAACTACATAACACTAACAGTAGGGGGCAAGTATAAGTCATATGCTATTGAGAATTGGTTTAGACCTATGCTTGTAAATGTAACATATAACTCAAAACAAGCACGTTTGCTTATCAACGGGGTAGAGGTTGTGTCTCTTGACTTAGACCCAGATAACTTTGACTTTGATACATTAGACGAAACCCTTGTAGGTGAAGAAGGAAACCTGGGCTTTATGGGATACCCCAACATAGATACATATGAGATTGATGCCGTGTCTATCTTCCCCTACATCGTGCCTGATGCGGTATGCAAGCGTAGGTTTGTGTGGGGTCAGGGACTATCAGACGCAGCATCCTTCTCCACATTCTTTGAAAACTCTACTGTTTATGTTGACTGGTCTTTTGCCGACTATACCACCAATGCTATCTACCCCGATGTTTTCAATTGGGACACAGGATATTTGAGTGGTCTTGTATCAAGTAGAGGTGAAATACAGTCACCGCAATATACCCTACCAGATATTTATATTCAGGGTAGAAGTTTGGAAAACCTATACAAAGAAAACCTATTCAACAACGCAACAGAAACGGTAAACCCTGGTTTCTCATTCAAGCCAGAATATGACTGGACGCAAAACTCTTACTTCTATTTTGATACTATCGAAAAGTTGCAGGCAGCACCACAAATTATCTACGGTGTGTTCTCAAAACATTGGTTTGAGGTAAGCACAGAAAAGCAGACTTTATTCCAATTCCGTAAGAAATACACAAACGAAACGGTAGACATTACTATTCAAGAAAACACAGTATCTTATCTGTATAACGATATAGTAAAGCACACATTTGAAATTGTAGATGATGTTGCTTTCACGGTAGGTTTTGACCTCAACACTATTGTAAAGGTGGACGCTGATTTCCGCAACTTCTTCTTCAACATCACCGACATTGAAGTGTATGTAGGTGGAGATGGTGAAAGCACATTCTCTGGTCTCATCTATCGTGTTGGTCTATCTGACTCTGCTATGGTTGCAAGAGATGAGTTAGCACAGTATTTCCCCAGCGGCATAGCAAACATTAACTTTAATATGGCAGGAAAGAGTGGCTCTTACGTCATTAGGCCATTCACCAGATACGGAGAGTTTTACCTTGACGTTGAGGCAGGAGGATATTGGGAAGATGCTATTCCACTATCCTACTTTGGTAGAAACTTCCAAAACGAAGATGGGACTTATTATTCCAACTTAGAGTTTTTGCAAATGAACATTGGATATGACGGTTTGTATGAAATCAAACCAGACGCTTATGATGTAAGCGGTAGTGAGATGAAGTGCTACATAACATTCCAACCTATCAATTCAACGGTAGAGAAACCACTACGAGAATTCACAAACACACAGGTTTTGCCCTTAAACAGAATCATTGATGTTTCTCTTGCTTCCGTCAATACCCTATCAAACACAAAGTATGAGTGGATAAACGGAACTGTAGTTATACCACCACAAGATTACGAAGAATGGAAGGTAGTTGTTTATTTCGTTGTATCAGCAGAAGGGGTTGTATCATCACCATTCAAAGTCAAACAACTTTCTATCTCTTCACAGGCATACAAAGACCACGCATCTGTAGGCACAAGGTTCGGCAACGACATACATTCTGAAAACAGGTTTGCTATCTACAAAGAAAACACACCTTACTTATATCTAACAAAGGATAGTGGTGTGGAGCCGCTAGATGGTCCCTGTACCATTCCTATCAATGAGCAAGGATCTTATCCATATCTTGTTGGAAATATAAATATGTTTGTCAAGCCCAACATCCTGCTTGATGAGGCAAATACTCTTTTCACTATCTACTCAAGGTATGGGACAATGGAGTTGACTCACAATGGAACAGGATGGACTCTGCGAAAGCAAGGAGACTTGCCACTTGAGTATGTCTCTCTCTACCAGAATGGCGTATTGGTTACAGAGTTTGACTTAGAAATAGATAAGTGGACTATGATTGGCATTGAGTTTGGTGAGCCACTTGACTTTGCTGTGGGTAATACTTTTGGCATCTCCCTTGGTGTCGGGGCAGTTTATCAAAACATATCCATCTCACAACTATCAGAAACACAGGTAGAGAGCACGGCTATTGTAAGGACTTGGGAGGGAGTAAAGATTCAGACTTGGCAAAACTGGCTAGATGACCCATCTGTTGAAACCTTTGCTGACTTAGTTTCTTCTCGTGCTTACCTACAATACCCTGTTGACCCCACACAGATTTACAAGATCTTTACAGGTGGAAACAGCACAAGTGTAGGGTCAGAAGATCCAAACCTTTCTATCGGCGGCATGAATACGACTATGGCTACTGGTGTAGAGTGGCAAACATTCGACCGCAGGCCAGCCTAATGTATGGTATAATAGTAACATGAGCAACCGAAAATCACCAACAAACCCATTTAAAGGTATGAAGAAGCCCAAAGTAACTGTCGTAGAAGAGAATCCTGGTTGGGGCTTATACGCTTGGCGTAAAGAAAACGGTCAGTTGTTTATGGACGACGATCATAACCTACTTAATATTCCATCACGCTATGGCGACATAACCAAGATGGAGCAAATCAGGAAGGCAGCCGCATATTACGGAGAGCCAGAAGGCAAGCCAGAGTTTATTCCAGGCGTACAACGCACCACAGACGAAGACTACTCAGAGCAAGTCAACAGAATGAAGGAGGGTCTGCTACCAACCATGAATGACTTTGGTGCTGTCATGGACGCAAAGCGAGGGGCAGGGATGACAGATGGTTAATATCGTAGCAAAGACATATGACTTTGACCCAGAGCCACCAGCATTTGAAGACCCATTCCAAAAGTCTTGGGACGAAGTAAAAGATATGCGTGGCCTTGATACAAACTTCAAGCGTCGCACAACCCGCATGGTCAAGGGGTATGAAGAAGATGCTAAGGCACGACCCACAGGTAGAGATGATGCAGGACGCAAGTCTATTGCTTCTCGCCAAGGCAAGGGTTATGCTACCTTTGATGTTATTCAACCACCCTATGACCTTGTAGAATTAGCAAACTTCTATGACTCCAACTTTGCTAACCATGCCGCTATTGATGCCAAGGTAGAAAACATCGTTGGTCTTGGTTATGACTGGAAGATGACTCACGCCACCATGCAGAAGGTAGAAGAAGAGACAGGTGAAAAACTAGACTTTATTCATCGTAAGATTGAACGGCTCAAGGCAACCATGGAAGATTGGTTGGAAAGCCTAAATAATGATTCTACATTCACAGGCACTATGGAGAAAGTCTACACAGACATGCTTGCCACAGGCAACGGATACTTAGAGGTTGGTCGCACCACAACAGGAGAGATTGGTTACCTTGGACACGTTCCAGCACCCACCATGCGTGTGCGTCGTATCCACGATGGTTACATCCAAATCGTAGCAGACAAGGTTGTGTATTTCAGAAAGTTCGGGGCAACGAATCAAAACCCCGTAACCAATGACCCACGCCCTAATGAAATCATTCACTTTAAAGAATACTCACCTCTTAATACTTACTATGGTATCCCCGATGTTATCTCTGCTTTGCAGGCCATTAAGGGTGACCAGTTCGCTTCTCAATATAACATTGACTACTTTGAAAACAAGGCTGTGCCTCGTTACATCGTAACAGTCAAGGGTGCTCAACTATCCCCAGAGAGTGAAGAGCGTTTGTTCCGTTTCCTACAAACAGGGCTAAAGGGACAGAATCACCGCACTCTTTATGTGCCTCTGCCTTCTGATGCTGATGGAAACAAGGTTGATTTTGAAATGCATCCTGTAGAAAACACAGTCCAAGATGGCTCATTTAAAGACTATCGTAAGCAAAATCGTGATGACATTTTAATGGCACATCAGGTTCCAATCTCCAAGATGGGTGGAGGTGACGGCTCTGCTGTTGCCGCTGCATTATCACAAGACCGCACGTTTAAAGAGCAAGTAACCCGCCCAGCCCAACGGCATCTACAAAAAGCAATTACACAGATCACCAAAGAAAAGACAGATGTTATTGAGTTGGTGTTTAAAGAGGCAACACTTACAGATGAAATTGCTATGTCTCAGATCCACGAGCGTTATCTACGAAACAAGGCAATGACTCCTAATGAGGTAAGAGAAAGCCTGGGTTTGCCAGCACGCAAGGGTGGAGATAAAATGGTTGAACTATCACCACAAGCACAGGCAAGCCAGCGTCAAAATGCAGAAGGAAATTCTGCCCGTCAGCGTGAAAGGACAAACGCCCAAAGCGACGGACCTGCCACAATAGAGGGTAGGAATCCTAAGGGCGAAGGCGAAAAAGTGGAGTAGTGTTAAAATTTTAACAAGGTAACGCTTGTGTAACAATTTAACGAAAACATAAGGTATAATAGGAACACTATGGAAAAGGCTAATTTCTCAGTAGACAACCATAATGTACGGGTTTCCATGCCCATTGCTAAGGTAGACCAAGAGCGACGTATCGTATCAGGTTTCGCATCTCTGGATAACATCGACCGCCAGGGAGATATTGTTACAAAGGAAGCATCTATTTCTGCTTTTGGTAAGTTTGCGGGTAACATCCGTGAGCAGCACGACGCTAAGAAAGCGGTAGGTAAAATGGTCGAATTCAAAGAAGACACATACTTTGATGAAAGTACAAACAAGATGTATGCAGGAGTTTATGTATCTGCATATATTTCAAAGGGTGCCCAGGACACTTGGGAAAAAGTTTTGGACGGCACTCTCACAGGATTTTCCATTGCAGGAGATATTGACGAAGAGGACACCATGTATGATGGTGACCTTGAAAAAAGCATTCGTGTTATCAAGGAGTTTACTCTAAGTGAGTTGTCCTTGGTAGACGTACCCGCAAACCAGTTTGCCAACGTTCTATCTATTCAAAAGAGTGGAGAGTTGAGTGGTATGCTTGCAAAGGCACTCATTGAGAACGTATACTATTGCGGTCACGATGATGTTGTCCAACTTTCTTCTACTACAAAGTCTGCCTGCCCTCGTTGCAGCGACGCAATGGAAAACATCGGCTTTGTCGAATCTAACGACCCAGACAAGGCACAGATGGTTAAGGGCATTCTAACCACAGTCAGGAAAAATAAGGAGGTAGAGAATATGTCCGAAAGTACAGAAGCCACTCCTGAGACCCCTGAGGCAGTCGAAGAAACCGTTGAAGAAGCGGTAGAGACTGTTGAGGAAGTGAAGGCAGAAGTTGAAGAGGCCGTAGAGGAAGCCAAGGAAGTTGTAGAGGAAGCAAAAGACGAGGCAACCGAAGAGCAGGCCGAAGAGATTGAGACAGTAGAGATGAAAATTGAGGCTTTGACTACAGCAGTAGCCGATATCTCAACACAGATTCTTGAAATCAAGTCTCTTGCAGATGCACTCACAAAGGTTTACAAGCAGGTAGGGGAGATCTCCAAGGCAGTCGCTACACTTAATAGCGAGTTTGTCTCCCTAAAGGCACAAGATAACGAGTTTGGAAAGCGTGTGGACGCAGTAGAGCGTGAAACCGCTTTCCGTAAGTCTGCTGATTTTGGAGAGATCATGCAGTCTCAGCCAGAGATGGTTGAGAAATCACTATGGGGTGGACGTTTCCTCAAGAAGTCCGACCTATTCTAATAACAAGGAAAAATTACGGAGGTGAAAAGAATTATGTCAGACGAAACAACTACAGAAGAGTTTGCAGACGTTAGTCTAGAGAAGGCTGCTGGCGACACCGTACAAGGTGCAGCAGATCGTCAGGGTACAACTAACACCCTCGTTGAGAACGCAACTGGTAACCCAGGCGTGGCTCCCAACAACCCAGGTGTTCCCGTTACCCATCACGCTTCTGGGTACATCGGTGTTGGTGGCGTTGGTCAGCAGAATGACGGCGAAGCACTCAACTACGGTAACATGGGACAGGCACTAAACCTCATGGAGGGCCAGGGCTCATCCCCTTTGGACATTAACCCATCAGGTCAAATTGGTGGAGGTGTCCTCAACCCAGAGCAGGCCAAGCAGTTCATTGATTATGTTTGGGATGCCACCGTCCTTGCTAAGGATGGTCGTCGCATTACCATGCGTGCAAACACAATGGAACTAGAGAAGGTAAACGTAGGACAGCGTGTACTCCGTGCAGCAGCACAGGCTGATGGCACATACGAGAACGCAGGAGCAACTTTCACCAAGGTAGATCTATCTACCAAGAAGTTGCGTCTAGACTGGGAGGTTTCAACTGAGGCACTTGAAGATAACATCGAAGGTGCAGCACTAGAAGACCACCTAGTTCGGCTAATGACAAGTGCATTTGCTAATGATATTGAGGATTTGGCTATCAATGGTGACCTATCACAGACCACCGATCCATTCCTAGGTATCATGGACGGTTTCCATGTCCAGGTACTCAACAAGGCACATGCCGCAGTACCACCAGTATTTGCAACCGCCGCAGCAGTAGCAGGTGGAGCAGACACTCTAGATCAGTACGCACAGCCAGTAGGTGACTGGGACCGCTTCATCAACGAAGGTGGAGCACAAGATCCAGTTTCCGTTTCTTCCGCAGAGACACCAATCTGGTCAACCGAGGTTATGCAGGAGATTATCCTAGCAATGCCACGGAAGTACCGTGCAATCAAGAATGGTCTACGTTTCTACGCAGGTAGCGATACCTTTGCTAAGATCGTAGCATCTAACGGAACAGGCACTCACACAGGTTGGGTTCCCTCTACCGAGCAGTATGCAAATGCATACCTTGGTGGTGCAGCACAGGAGTTCGGTGGGCCACAGGCTACCCGTGTCCTAGGCGTACCAGTCCTAGAGGTACCTTACTTCCCTGAGGATTACGTTGAACTAACATTCCCCGCTAACCGCATTTGGGGTATTCAGCGTGATATCACTGTAAACCGTGAATACCAGAACAAGAAGGACACAATTGAATACACAGTATTCATGCGGTTCGGTATTGCATGGGAAGAACTAGACGCTGTTGCATACACAACCTACGCATAAGCACGAAGTTCGGCACTTTGTTGGGGGAGGGTTTCGGCCCTCCCCCTTCAAGCATTTATGGTATAATAGGAACAATAGTAGTGAAGGAGACAACTATGAATTTCAAAGATATGCCCATTAGGGAGTTGCGTGAGTACGCAAAGACCAATGGTATTCCGTTGCAGAGTGCAACCAAGAAGGCAGACATTGTTGCCATTCTAGAGCAAGCCGTACCAGCAGAGACAGAGCCACTAACATTTGAGGCACCAGCAGAAGATAAGCCTTCTGTTGTAACTGCACCCACAGAAGAAGCACGGGCAGCACGAGAGCAAGAAGAGATTGCTCGCCGCCTAGAGGCTATGGACGAGGTAGCAACAAATGCTCCCGCCCCTGGTGATGACAAGGTATGCGTCTATTCTGAACGACGCTACTCATCTTCTAAGTTGGGTAAGTTGGAACTAGGATACAACATTGTAAAGGAAGATGTTGGACGTATTTGGATTCGTCTTCCTGACGTTCGGGCCGCAAGCAAGGACGAACTCGCTAGGGCAAAGGCAGCAGGCATCAAGCCTGGTGAACTTGCAGGCCCCAAGGGACGTAGAATGTAATGAAGGTTTATCGTAATCCCCCCAAGCCCGTAACTATCACTATCGAAGACGGGAAGCCATCTACAGAATATGATGTGGCTGTTGTAAATAACTTTACAACTTGGGGGGATACGGTTACCTCCGATGCTTTTGGAAATCTTATCTTTGACCTACCCCAATACCCATTTGCTATGTTTGATGAGACATATGATCTCTCCGTGCAAGAGGTGGCGGCAGGATACACATGGAATGATGACCGCACAGACTTTGTAGAAGACCTAAGCATTACACACTCTTACCTAGACCCAGACAATCCATTCTTTGACCCTGTTGAGGAAGAGTTGGTAAGACTACTTATTGATGCTATTACAGGAGGTTTCTACTACACTCGTATTCCGTTTGAAGGTCAGGGTCTAGGCATTGACTTCTTTGCCCTGCCAGGAATGGACGGCATGGATTCAGCACCATTCTCACAAGGAGGACTATCAGAGATCCTAGATGTGTGGGAGAATAACGTCCACGTTTACAAGAAGTATCCAGAAGAGGGTGAAGAGTGGACAAACTGGAAGGTTTACGAACTTACACAAGACCGCACAGCGGCTACACAGACATGGGGCGAGCGTAGGTTTGAGGCAGGATATGAGCCAAAGCACACTCACCGCAACTCTGATTCTTACAGCCTACACCACTACAAGAGCCCATTCTTTCCCAAAAACTTTTACTACAACTGGCTACTAGGTGGCGGCTACAAGCAGGTGCCTGATGACATTCTACTTGCCGCAGGCATCCTGTGGAAAAACTACCAGGAGACAGGCAACATCGGCGGTAACGTAATGGATGACTACATCAAGGAATACTCTACAGATCAATTCAAGTTGGTGTATGGAGATAGGAGCAAGGCATTAGGTGGGTTTGGTTCTACGGGCAGTAAGCCTGTGGATATCATCCTTGAGAAATACCTAAATAAGAAGCCACATCTCCGTCGTCTTGGGGTGTTGTAAATGGGTGTGCAACTACCATCTTTCCTAGGTGGAATGCAATGTGATGTTTGGTATTGCACCTACAACTTCTGGGGGCAAGAGCCAGAAGAGATTCTTATTCCTGGTGGTCAATACCAAGATGAGTTTGGCAACCCTGTTCCTAGGGGAAATGTAACTGTTGGCGATGTTGGTCAGAATGAATACGGTGAGGAAATAAAGGTCTGGTATCAAGATAGAACACAAAAAGAGACCTACTGGAATGTCATGGGCACCGTAAATTTACAAGACCTTACAGCGGACAGAGAATTCGAATATAAGAAAAGGTTGAATGGCAGGTTTATGGGAGACACAGATCCAAGGGTAGGGTCACAAGGACAGTATCATCCCATTACCGACATTCTTATCACCAACATCAAAGACACAGCAACAGGCAAGCAACTTCACCTAAATGAGGACGGCAGCCCTATTATCTTTGAGGTTATGAGTGTTGACCCTTTTATCAACCCCTGGAATGAAATTGAATACTATAAGATTCTGTTAGAGCGTGCAGACAACCAGGAGTTAATATGATTACCTTTGACGCTACAGACTTCAATAAGACTTTGGACCAGGCAATTCAATACTCTAAGGGTTTTCTTAGGGGTATAGATTCAAACGAGCAAATGTTTTTGTATCAAATGGCAGAGGTTATCAAGCAAGCATTCTACAAGTATGTTGACTCTTCTGCTAGGTTAGACCCATCATCATTGCACCATGTATACGAATGGGGTATGGCTGGAAACCCTGGTGGTCGTCTGTTTGAGTTGGAAGCATTTGTAGGCACAGGATTTATTAGGTTTGTAAGTAGGCTTTTGCCTAGCGGCACCTCTGCACCAGGAAGCGATACTCCCTTTGTCGATAAGGCAGAGATTATGGAGGCAGGCATCGCTGTAACCATTACTCCACGGGGAGATGGCCCACTAGCATTTGAAGGGGACAATGGGGAAATGGTATTCACAACTGAAAGCGTAACCGTACAAAGCCCAGGAGGTCCAAACGCAGAAGGCGGGTTTGCCAATGCGTTTAATGAGTTTTTCACTAGTTTCTTGGACCAGGCTTTAGTAAAAGAGTTAACCAGAGGAATGGATACAGCAGATGAGTTTTCTCGTGGCTGGGGCAAGGGTATGAATTACAGCCGTGGAGTAAGAGCAGGAATAGACTATGCTACAATTAAGACAGGTGTTTCATAATGGCTCTTAAAGATATGGTTCCCATCGTCCCCGCAGTACCCATCAACAGGTATCTGTGGAGCAAGATAGCAGAACTAGACCCTGACTTTGTGTTTGACTATGATGGGGTACAGCCCTTCTTCCCCCTTGGTGAGAGTGCAGCAGGAGACAATCCTTGGAAAGATAAACCATCTTTTGTCTATGATAGGATGATGGTCATTAACCCTAACCCATTCTACCCCATCAAGAAGGAGCAGATTCACTATGCTCTCAAAGCAAACCCATCAGACTCTATGGCCCTAGGCTCTGCCATTCAATACATTCTTGACGGCATGGACGATGTAGCACAGGACATTAATGCTTACAATAAGGACAGGGACTATGGAATCTTCTTCCATCACGTTAGGGTATTCCAAACCTCTACACAGGTCTCAAGTT